CATTGCATATTTTACATGAGGATTTTGTCTCAGCAACCATCCAAGATATATAGATGGTTGCCAAGCCTCTGTGTCCCTTATATAAAAACATTATAAAGCCTTTAGATAGAGCTCGTTATCCCGAACTGAGGTCATATTTGCCAAATAGAGAATATCCCCGAGGGTCGTGCCCTTTGAGATTATCTCGTTGTTTGTCGCAAGCCGGATTTCGTCTACCGTCCAACGGTGGCTCGTTCCGTCTACGTTCTTCATCTGCTCGCTTGCCTTGATTGCTAGCTGCTTCGTGAAGTGGTAGCCGTGCTTGGCAACGTATGCCACATATCCGCTGGCTCCCATGAGTGCCTTTGCTGCCTTCTCGTATGGTAAGCTGTGGATGATGTCGCTCTCTTGATGCTGGTGTCGCTCTTCCTCGCTATCGCAGGAATGGCGCAAAACGATAATTTTCTTCATTGTGCGCCCTCCTATCCTAGTTTGTCGAGTAACTGTTTAACCATGCCACGAATGCCGCTTATATCGCCCTCAAGTGCCTTGAAACGCTTTTCGGTTTCCTGCTTCTCCTTGATTGCCGGGTTCAAAGCTGCAAGAAGTTCTTCGCCCTTCGCTTTCCGCTCCTTGCTTGGCTCGTATGCCTTGATTATCTCATCGGCTTCATTTACCAATTTCCCGACTTCGGGCAAAAGGTCTGCCTTATCGGTTGCCAGTACGGTTTCGCCAGCAAAGGTTACTCCCAGGTGTTCGGGTATGGTGTAGATGGTCTGCTTTCCCTCCACCTCGATTGTTACGTCTCGCATGGGCTGTCCACTGCTGGAAATGGTTGCGATGCCAGTGTTGATGTGCGGCTGGTTGTCTACGACCTTGCCTTCCTTAACTTCCACCGTCTGCTTGTCTAGCAGATAGACCGGGTGATTTCTCTGAATATTTTTGAATTCCATAATGCGCTCTTTTTAGATAGTTCGATAAATAGACAAAAAGGGGTCTCACTGATAGAACAGCGAGTTGCCCCTTGATAGATTTTGTTTAGACCGCCTACGCTCCAGTGGTGGTTGTGGTGGTCTTCAACGCTGCAATAAGTTCAGCGTTCTGTCGCTGCTGGCTCAACTCCAGGCGTGCATCGTTGTAACGCTGCTGCAAATCCTGATGCCAGTGATTGTTGAGAACGTCAACGATGCGCTGGGTGTTGTCTTGGTTCGAGCGGATGATGTCGCACTTGTCCTGCTGAAGCTGGAAACCGAGTGCCGAGAAGCCTCGCTCTATGCTGCGGTTGTTGAAATCGAATCCTCGCTGCATCGAGTTCTCGATGTTTTTCTGCCCCAGCTGGTTGTCGTAGCCCATCTTAATGATGTTCTGCTGTGTCTGGCAGCAGCAGTCCTTCAGTGCAATGGTCATCTGCAAGTTACCCTGCGAGATGGCATTGATTACTCGCTCTGCCGAATAACCAACTTGTCCGCTTATCTGCTGGATGCCTGCCTGAATGCCGCAAACAGAAGACTGCAATGCGTTGAAGTCGCAGTTCAAGTTAGCCGCCAGCGTCTTCAAGTCCTGGTTGTTGCCCTGGATTGCTCCCATCAGCAAGTCGCTGTTGTGGTTGTCGCTCATCTGGTTGCGAAGGCTGTCAATCTGAGACTGGATTTCGGAACGCTGAACGTTGCCGTTCTGTCCGTTCCAGCCATCACCGTACATGAATCTGAACATTCCCAGCATCATCATGTAGGCGAATGGGTTGTTCCAACCTCCACCCATACCACCGTTCATTGCTGCCAGCATAGTCGCTGGATCATTGTCTCTACCTCTAGCGAGCAACGCTGCTGCTAGGTTGTCATTGCCACCGTCACCAGTGCAATAGACCTTCTCAATTGTGTCTGCCATAAAATTTTGAGTTAATTACGTTGCGGAAACCAAATATTGGAATCCGCTGCAAAGTTACTCTGATTTTTGGCTCGCTCCAAAAAGTTAGTACACTGGTATTTATCGAATTATTGTCAAAGAACGCTTTTGGTTATTTTCTTTTTACTTTTTGATTAAACACAAATCGGCTCAACGTCCTTGTTAAGAAGGGTCGCTTGTGCCGTGGCAAGTCGATAAACTCGAGACGTGCCGAGATAAGTGTAAGCCATCTTGCAAAGATGTCTAACTGCTGGAACGGTGCGGTTTAATACGGTCGCAGTGGTCGTTATGCTGAATCCTGCGTGTATCATCTGCTCAACGACCATACATCGTGTCATTACGAGGTTTTCTGCTCTCGACTTGCCGAGAACGTCTTCTCTTGTAATACTTAATTCTCCGTCCGGCAGTTCAATAGCGCAACACTTAATTACGTTGTCTATAACTCGCCATAGTTCTTTCTCCTTGTCATTCATAATAAAATGTTTTAATCGTTGCCCAACATAGAATCAATCATTCCATCAATGGCTTCATCGGTCATGCTCTTCTTAATAGAAGGATCTGCGCCAATTGACTTCATCATCATAGCTACCCAGGGGTTGTCACTCTCCAGCGTGGATTGTATCTGTTCCTTGTATGCTTCGTGAAGCTCGCCCGATTCCTTAAAATCCAAAAGAACCGTGCGCAAGGCTTTTACAGCGTAGTTATCCATCAGCAGGGGATTGTCCCTTGCCGATGATAATTTAGTAAGAAGCACAGCCAGTGCTTCATGTAATTGTTTCTTATTCTTCTTCATATTGTCTTACTTTTAAATTTCTAAAGTCAGCGACTTAGAGTTCAAGTTTACCACCACAAGCATATCTTCTTGAGGTTTTAGTAACTCCTGCTTTAGGAGTTACTGGTTTTGCTCTACCTGTTTTATTTCTCATAATAATTTATTTTATTTATACAATTTTATTTGTTTTGAACAAACTCTGCAACAACAAGTTTATTATCATCTGTCTTGATTAAGCGTGCATAGGTATCGTATGCCGTTGCCAAATATGCAATCTTATTAAGAAGTGGACCATGTGATGATACTTGCATTTTATACATGCAGCTATCACCATTGTTATAGCAAAAAGTGCTACCTCCTTGCGCTCCTGCGAAGACTACCTCCAGGATGCCTCCTTTCGATGCCTTTTGAAACCAATCGTATACGTTGATATTATACGACAAATCCATGTTAACAATCTGATGATTTGCAACAAATGGAATACTAATATGTCCTTTGTTGTCTAGTTCATTTCTATAATCAGAATCATTAACAATAGCTGTGTTAAAACTTGCTTTTATTTTCGCCCAAAGCTTCTTTAGTCCACTTTCATCTAAGAAACTCATATAAACCTCCTTTCTAATTTAATGCATCAATTACCGATATTGGGATTGCGCTGTCCGCAGTTGCACCAGAAGCGATTCCATCAAGCTTTGCTTTATCGGTATTACTCATTGCTCCAGTTGTGGAACTGCTAGCAGTAGGCATAACTTCTGATGTATTAACGCCATCTCCCATGGTAATAGATAGGAAGAGATCAGAACCTCTTTGCTGCCAAACCAATTCACTTAGTACCTCACTCTTCTTAGCATATATTCCCTGAATCTTCTTATAAAACTCTGTAAGGTCTACTGTAGTACGGAAGTCTCCCAACTTCTCCCATTTTGAGGAATCATAAGTTGCACTGGTATCACCAGTATAAATATATTCCTCATACTGATCCTGTAAAACACCATTAGGGTCTTTAATAAGATAAATATGCTTCTTAATATTAGTTGTAGGAAGAGCAGTTACTACTTCTGCAACTGTAGTATCAAGATTACCTAATTGGGCTAATGGAACATAGCCATTTGCATCAAGTCCTGCAATACCATTAGCTGAACCAATCCCTTTAACTGAACCATCTGCTATAAGAACTTGTGTAGAAGTACCATTAGTCTTTTTAAACTGTAGAGCTGAAACATTTCCAGAAATATTAATATTTCCATTTATAGTACCACCTTTTAATGACAAATAATTAATATTAACCCAGTTCTTAATCTTCTTCCAAAAGGAAGCAAGTCCAATTGCGTCTAAAAATTGCATAATCTATTGTTTTAAATTGTTATTTACTAGTAATATCTGTTATCTGTTCCTCCGTGATTGCTGGAGGGAAGTCCTTCGTCACGATGTCGGTCACTCTGTTTGAAATATCCTTGTAGATGTCCGTGCCGAGTTTTTTTGCTGTCACGCTGCCGTCTCTGATGTTTCCAGTTGATATACAGTCCTCGGTCAGATGGTCGTGTTTGACCGCTCCCGGTTGTAGTTTATCTGAGGTCACACAATTGGATGCTAGGTGTCTGTTCTTTACAGAGCCATCGGCAAGCTTCGCTGCCGTTATCGCCCCATCCGCAATTTGCGCTTCCGTTATTGTTATCTTGGCGAGTTCACTCTTGATAATCCTAACGACCGCATCGTTCTCCAGTTTATCGTCCATCATGGCAAGCATCCTGCTTAACTCGACAACGATGTCGTAAATTTCCGTGCCGACACGCACCGCTGTGTTTTCTCCAACCTGCGTTGCATCTCGTATCAGCTCTGCCATACGGAGCATTTTTTGAATATCCTCGTTCATGTCTTATGTGCTTTTAGTTGCCTATTGCGTGAATGTGTGCCCTTGTTCCTCGCTGTGCCTTCACTTCTCCTTTCGAGGTGAATGCCTTGAGATATTCGAGTGCATCTGATAAATATCTTTCTGCCATGTTCATGATGTCGTTGTATTGCTTGTTGTTCGACAAATCTTGAACATGGTCTGAATAATCGTCTCTGTGGCGCATTCCACCTGCTCGGCTTATAATTGTGCCATCGGCACGAAAAAGCCTCGCATACGTGAAATAAGCGAGTGCTTTGCGTATTCCGCTGGTGTACTTCTGCACCTTGGTTTCGTCTTGGCTGCAATCGCCCTTCTTCTTGGTGGTGTATTCGCCACCGTCCAGGAAAGTTGCAGGCTGGAAATCGGTCAATACGGAATCGCCCCACTCTCCCTGCTCGGTCGCTGCCTTGAACCGCTCCCACCCGATGGCTGGTATGATGTTCGCATCTTCGCATTCCCGAATGTATGCGTTCACTTCATCCTCATCTAGGTGTGTGCTGGTCGGTCGTGCCAGTTCTCGGAACTGATCAACCGTGATAAGTTGTTTTCTTTGTTCTCCCATAGGCTCAATCAATTAGTCTATCGTGTTGTTACCTGCCACCTCGCTGCTGATATACTTTAGCGGCTGTAGCTTGGGGTCTAGGTTCTGAATGGCTGGGTCGTGCCAGCTGTTAAAAATCTTCTTGAAGGCTCGCTCGATGAAACGCTGCTCGGTTGTCACTTCGCCAGCATAGTATTCGTAAGCATCCTGCATAACTTGTCCGCTGAATCCCAGCTTGCCAATACGGATGGAGTAGAAGAGTTCTTGGTGAAACTGGGCATAGATGCGTTCGATAACGCTGCTGTCGGTCACGGAAAACTCCTTGTCGAAGTTCTTCGTTGGGAAAGCAACAACCTTCGGCTCGTCTTCCTCGTTCTCAACCTCGACCGCAAGAATCTTCGCTGTGTTCTCATCGCCTTGGAACTGCAAAAGGTCTTCATCGGAAATCATCTGTCCGCTCTCCACCTCTTCGCCATTCTCATCGAACTTCGGAACGCCTTTTTTTGTTACAAGCATACACGATACGAGGAAGTTGTTGCGGACGTTTCGCATCTTCACGTTTCCCAGTCCCTCATCGGTCGAAATCTCCGTGATGGCTGAATCGTAGCTGGCTGTCGGATAGATGAACTTTCCGTCTAGGCTCATCCACAGAACCTGCCCCTTGTAGCTGTCGATGCCGCCAGCGTTCTCAATCTGTTCAAGAACGATGTCGGGGTCGGGGTTGAAGACGTTGATGCGCTCAATAGTCTTCTCGTTTACCATCAACCGCTTTCCGTTCCTCGTTTTCTTCTGCTCCCAGTCTGTATGCAGCAAGACGTGCGCCACGCTCCCCTTGTCGTCCGTCTCTTCAAGGCGGCAATTTTCAAAGGGTACGTGGCTCACGCTCGACACCTGCCCTAGAACGTTGTAGTTTACATGAAGGGCAAAGCCTCCAAAGCGTGCGAGGTCTTGCGCTACGTTCCGGAGCAAATCGTCTGCCGTGTCCCCCTGCGGGTTCATCGCCAACGATGCTAGAATGTCGCTATCAAAGCCGTAGCCCTCAATGAATCGGGCATATCGGTTAAGGCACAGCATTGCCGTTCCGCTGGCTTCCGTGATGCGTGCGAGGTTCTGCGGATAAAGATTATCATATCCGTATGCCTGCATCTTGAATCGGCTGACGTAGCCAATATCAACCCTTCGCTTTGGCTTCTTAACTGTCTTAACGTTCATATTGCTTGTGTCGTTTTACTTGTTGTTTTGTTACTCTTCCTTGCCTGCTTTTTCGGCTTGGTCGAGGTCTTTCTTCTTGTCGCTGCCTGCTGCTTTTTCGGCAGGATTTTTCCCTGCGGTATCATCTGCACCGCTGTCGATGTCTGCTGGCGGCTGCTTGTTCTCGATGAGTTCATCACTGGGTATCTTCTGAAAGTAGCTTTCCATGTGTGGGTACTTCGTCAGATATTCATGCGCTACCTTGTCGGTCAGGTTCTCATTAGTGAAAATCTTACCATGGTAGAAATCCGGGCAGGAAATGATAAAACCTGCCTTCAAAGCGTAATTACATGTTTTTGGCATTGCCTTTTCTTTTTTGAGTTTTAGATATATTTCTATCAGAGCATCGTGGTAACACTGCTGGCAGGTTGTCGGAACAAAACGCTTGCGTGTTACCTCGAAATATAGAGTTTCTATAACTGCCTTGTCAGTTGCATCAAAGGGACTGTCGAAACGTGCCTTCAACTCACTGACCTTGGCTGTTGCTTCCTTGTATGTCATAGGCTACGCTGCTGCTTCCGTCAGAAGGCTCTTATACTTGGCTGCTGTGGTCTCGCTGTCTGTGTCGAAGAAGAAATAAGCTGCCTTCGGTACGCTCTCCTCTTCCAGCGTGATAAGCCAGCCACCCTCGGTGTCGTCTGAGTACTTGTCGTTCTCGCCTGCACTTGCCTTCAGTGCCTGCGCATATCCGAACACCTGATACTCTGCCTTTCCGTCCGTTCCCTTAGAGAGATTGCGAAGGATGATAACGAACTTTCCATTCGCCAGTCCGTCAATGATATTTGCGCAAACGTCAGGTGTGTTAGCCAATACCACGACTGCTACGGTGTTCTTCCAGCTGTTGCGGTACGTGCCAACGGTCAGCTCGGTCTTGGTTCCAGTGAATGGCTTGCTGCCTTCCTGCCGGATAGCGTATGCTTTCTTGCCAGTCTTCAAAACTAATGTTTTAATTATATTGCCCGCTACAACGGACTTGGTGAAGTCGATGTCGTCTCGGTTGATGATAAGTCCATCGCCCTCCAGTCCCTTTGTTACTTGGTCTTCGCAAGGGATGATGATGTCCTGAGCGATAAGGCTCTCGCAAGTTGTTGCCATATTAATTCGTTTTTAATTGTTATATCCCCAACACCGTTTTGTGGGTGTTGAGGATTGTCAAAATAACTTAATACTAAACTGAAAATTTGGAGCGATTAGTAAGCTGCATGGATCATGTCCTCTTCGAGGAGAGCCGTGCCAATCTTTCCGGTAGCGTAGAGATAGTTTCTGCGCTCCTTCTGGTCGAACCAGATGTCGAGGTCGCTGATGAGGTTGTCTGCATCTGTACCAATCATAAGGTGCTTCGGATTGCAGAATACCGCACGGTGTGGAAGGTTGACAGTCGTTGCGCCCTTCTCGTATGCTTTAATCATTCTGTCCCAGATGCCGACACGTGCAATCTTCACTCCGTTGTAGGTCGCTACTTCGAAGCCATCGAACAACTTCTCCCATGGCATAATGTCGTGGTAGGTCTTCTTGAGGTCGTAGGTCAATGCGTCAGCAAGCGAGCGTGTCATGAGCAATACGGCATCGCTGTCGTCAACGATACGTGTGTCTGCATCCATCAAAATGGTGTCTACAAGTGTAGTAGCCGCACCACTCTTGCGCAATGCAGAAATCTGCAATGCTGCCGTGGTCTCGCTGTTGGCTGCGATGGCGGTATGTTTGGTCGCTGTGGCTGTAAAGATGCGCTTGAACAGACCATCGCAGACGTTGAAATTACTGACATCTAAGCCTGCTGTCAGCTTGCCGCCACCGCCACCTTCTTCACTTGCCAGTGCTGCTTCCTTGTCGCCAAGCCAGCCGAAACGCCAAATCATCTGCTCCATGGCTCGCTGGAGTGCATCTGCATAGATTGTCATGAAGTCGGTGCTGGTGAGGTCGCCAATGGCTGTACCAGTCTTCAATGAATACTCAGCGATGGTTCCCTTCAATGCCTCGTAACAAATCTTAATAGGGATTTCCCACTGTCCGAGTTCCCAACGCTTCTGAGAGTTAGCGATACCCTTCTCTTCGTAGGTAGGGTCGCAACCGCCACCCTTCTTACCGACCATTTCCATCTCTCCGAGAAGAGCGATAGGGTCTTTCTCTTTGACCTTCTGAATGTTCACGAATGAAGAGAAGTCTTCATCGTTGTAGAAGGTTTCCTGCACGGCATCCTTGATGCTTGCGAGGTTCTCCGGCTCGAGTTTAAGGTTCTCGAGCTGCTTTTTTGTGAATCCTGCCATTATTTTCTTTTGATTTAATGGGTTAATACTTGATTATTTCTTGCCCTTTTTGTGGAGCTTGGCAAGTCTCTCCTTGATGGCGTTCTTGCCTTCCTCGACAGCGTTCACGTTGTCGCCTGCGCCCTTGCCGCTTGGCTGTCGCTGCGCTGGCTGATAGTGGCTGCTGTAGCCTGCCAGCACCTTCTCAGCACCGCCTGCCATCTTCACGGCATTCAGGATGCGCATGTCTTCCTTGCTCTTTGCGAGTTTCTGTGCGCCTGCCAGCTGTGCCTTGGTGTCGTTCAACTGCTGCTTGAGTGCTGCTACCTGCTGCTTCAACTTGGCTACGGTTTCGTCATCGGTGCTTGATGCGCTGCCGCCCTCACCGCCTTCATTGCCTTCACCGCCTTCATTGCCTGCGGTCTGAATGTCGGTAATTACACCGTCCTCGACAACGATTGTCTTGCCATCTGGCATTTCAAACGTTCCGTCCGGACTTGCCTTGTCGCCAACCTGTGGATCTCCCTCTTCTCGCTCAACGGTCAATGTCTGTCCGTCTGCTGTGTTGAGTTCCATCGCCTTTGGCTCTGCCTTGGCTTGTGGCTCTGCCACCGCCTGCTCTGCTTCCTCCAGTGTCTTCACGCCCAACTTGGCGAGAATCTTGTCGAGGAGAGAAGCCTTTACTTCTGTCTTTTTCTCCATTGCTTTTGGATTTTGTTGTTTTGAATTAATAAAATTTTCTATGTTGCGTTTTGATGCGCTTGCGCTGAGTGCTGAAACGGTGCTGCTGATAAGACCTAGGCGCAAAGCCTCGCTGGTGTTGATGAAGATGTCCTTATCCATCAAGGCTTGTATCTCTTCCCGGTCGCACTCGCACCGCTCTACGTATGCGTCCACCATCTTATCCTGCCACATCTGCATTTCCTCGCCCAGGTTCTTCAAGTCCTTTGCGTTCAGCTGGTCGCCCAACCCCCAGCCAGGAACCCACGGATTGTGCAGGAGGAAGGCAGCGTTCTCGTATGCCTTGCGGCTCTCCTTTGGTGCTGCGAGCATGATGATTGTTGCCATGGATGCTGCCTTGCCCTCCACGGTGCAGGAAATCTTCTTGCCGCTCTGCCGCAGTCGGTCGTATATCGCCCAACCTTCGACAACAGAGCCGCCATTGCAGAAGATGCGCATATCGATTGTATCATCGTCTTTCGGTATGCTTGCTGCAAAAGCATCTATGTCTTGAAAACACACGCAATCACCTCCCCACCATTGATACCAGAACTTATTGTCTTGGCTGTCGATGTCGTTGTATATTCTGAGTTTTGCCATTGAATCGTTATTTTTAAGTTTTAAAACGCTGCAAAGATACGATTATTTTTGGTATGTTTATCTCGTAAGCAGTTAATTTTTCTAAACAAGCCCAAATTTTGCGTTCTGAGCGGCTTTTATTGCCTTGGGTGTGTAACTTTACCACCTTCAAGCGAAAACCGCTCAGAACGCAAATCTTGATTAAATAACTGCAACCTTAGAGCCTGCCGATATTCTCTATCGTCTGCACTCTCCGCTGGGTGCGGTTTATTTCCTCAACGCTCACTACTGGCTGTGGAGCCATCTGATACCCTCTAGCTACAGCTGCTGCCAGCATATCCATGCCGATATTGCTGCCTCCGTTGTTGGCTACGATAGGAACACCACCGCCTAGCTGGTTGAATGCGGATAATATCGGGCTGAACATCGAAGTCGCCTTGGCGGTCATTACGCTCTCGCCATTGGAAAGTCTTGCCGGGATGCTGTCGCTCGTTCCAGTGCCCGAGCCTTGGACGTAACCACCAGTGGAGAAGCCCTTGACGAGTGCTTTTGCTCCTGCAAAGGCTGCCTTGATAAGTACCATTAATGCTGCTGCACTCGCAACACCTCCCCACGACTTGCTTGCAATCTCCTTTGCGAGGATTTGAGCATAGTAAGCGTTAACAGCTATCTCGATTGCGTCAAGTATTGATGTCAGCATAGATTTGAGGAATGAGTGCAGCGATTTATCCTCGCTCTCAAAGAACTCGGACAGACCGTCTCCCATGGTTTGTATCATGTCGCTCATCATTTTCAGTTGCTCTTCCGTCAAAGCTGCCTTTTTCTTGTTGGCTTCCTCTTGCTCCTTGACTTCTGCATCGCTCAAATCCTTCTGTAGCTGCTCTTGCACGGCTGCATAGTTCTTGTAGGCGTCCATCTTGCTCTGAAGGAAAGCCTTGTATCTCTCAAGCTTGGCTGTATCGTCTTCCTCTCCAGTGCCACCGTTCATGATGTCCGCATCCTTGCGTGCCTTCTCTGCGTCCTCGAACTCCTTGTTGAGTTCGTCCACAATCTCCTTGGCTTGGTTCTTTAAGTCAGCTTTCGCCTTTATCATGATGTCGAGAAGTTTTGCCTGCATTTCCTGCGCCTTTTCCGCTCCGATTTGCCCTGCCGCCACGTATGCGTCAATGCTCCTCGCTACCATGTTCTTCTCAAGCTGTTCGAGGTCGTTGCTATAGTCTCGCTCGTTGTCGTACATGCCTGCGAGGTATCGCTTCTTTGCGTCCATTACTTGCTCGTTGTACTTGTACTGGATAAGCGCAATCGCTTCCTGCAATTCCTTTTCCTGCTTCTTCCTGCGCTCGGCTTCCTCCTTTGCCGCCTTGTCGGCTGCTGCCTTCTCCTTCTTGGTCTTAGGGGTAGTGCTGGCGATATTAGTGCCGTCCTTGAGCTTTGTATTGTCGGTTGTGGCGGTCGCCATGGATGGCGCATCTGCGCTGACTGGTATCTTGATGTTAGCATGGTTAAAAGTATTCTTCATGCCACCCACGATAGCATCAGCCATTCCGCTGCCGAATTTCTTCAAGTCTCCCCAAGCCTCCTTCACGGTATTGCCAAGACCCGAAAAGATGGAGTTGAAGCCGTCTCGCATCTTATTCACGTCAAAGGAGAAAAAGCCCTCAAACATCTGCAACAGTCCCCTCACTGGTCTTGCAACAAGCTTAATGGCATCTATGATGATGTTGAAGGCAAGCAAGGCAACCTGCCCGACAGACTTAAACGCAAAGCCTATCAACTGAATCAATCCCCTAAATGCCACGCTTTGGTTATAGAGGTTGATGATAGCCCTCAATAGTTTCGTTAGATGGTTGCTTACGAATGTTGCCGCCTGAGCCTTCATCATTTCAAAGCCGCCACCAGTAACGTCAAAGAGTGCACTTGCGGTATCCTTCAAACGCTTGTTGGCTTCCACCTGCTTTTCCTGAGCCTTGGCAACATCACCGGATTGTTCCTTGACCTTATCCATGTTCATCTCAATGTCTCCGAGGGTCTCGATGTACTTTAGTCCTGCATCCTCGCCAGGACCTCCAAATATATCTGCGATGGCTGTTCCTACCTTGGCTGATGAAGCAGGGAACTCCTTTAGCTTGTTACCGACCTCCTGCATGATGTCGAATGTGGTCTTGCTACCGTTTTGCAGTTCTTTCTGAACTTTCTTGCTTGATATACCTATGCCATCCAATGCGGCTGCTGTTGCGGTAGTCATCTCTCGAAGTCTAAGATTACCCTCCTTGATGGTGTCAAGACCCTTATCAGAGAATATTCCCTGCTTGGTGGCGTTGGTTGAAATTGCCACGAATTGCTCCGCATTCAATCCAGCCTCCTTCAGGTACGTTGGGTATTCCTTCACGTTCTCTAGGAACCCATCACTAGCATTCGCACCAGCCACAAAGCCATCTTGCAAGAGCTTTAGCGATTCTGATACACTGATGCCGAACTGCTTGCTCATTACATTTGCGGATTGCAAGGTTTCGCCAAAATCCACGCCAAACGTCTCGCTGATTGCCAAGGCTTGATTTCTCACTGATTTCATTTCGTCACCGAAAAGCCCAGTGAACTGCATGGTCTTGCGTGTGGCTTCCTCTATGCCCTTGTTGTAGTCATAGAACCATTTGAAAGCCATTCCGACACCAGCCACACCTGCCATGGCGAGGAAATAAGGGTTGGTCAATAAGGAAAGAGCCGTATTTTTCAACGCACCAAACTTTACCCTTAGGTCTTCCACGGACTTTCCCATTTCCATGACCTTTCCGATTCCAGTATCATTAACAACATCAAAACCGAAAAACTCGGTGTTCTGTAGGTCGTCAGCCGCCTTCATCATGGAATCGTAATAGCTGCCGACACTGCGCTGAAATCTTCCAGTAGCCTCCTCAGCCTCTTTCAGCTCCTCTATCAAGTCTTGGATATGCTCCTGCATCTCCTGACCCTTGGAACTATCACGCTCGGCACGGCTCATCTCATCGTAAGCCTTGGTGGCATTGGAAAGCTGGGCACGCAGCTGCTTCAAGCTGCCCTCCTGCTCGTTCTCTGTGCGCACGTTGTTCTGGATCTCCTTCTGCAAGGCTCGCACGTTGTACTGGTACTCTTTGATGGTTGCGTTGATGGCTTCCGTCTGCACCTTCATCTCGTTGGTCGTGATGGTCTTGTCTTTTTCCTGCTGCTGCAAGTCCTTGATGCTTGCCTTTAGCTGGTCTATCTTCTCTTTGTATCTGATGATGCCATAGATTGCATCCTCGTACTTGACCTTGATGTCAAGAATCTGCTGTTTGTCTTCACTTACCATAGTTTTTTCTTTTAGTTGTTCAACTCTATCATTATAACCTCACAATATCCGCTGCTTGTTGTCTTGATTTCAAGAACTGCAAAATACGCTCCGTACTGCGCAAGGTACACTGGCTTCGTTTCGTCAAAATCTAGTATATCCAAGTCCGACAGATTGAGCCGTTCCGTGATTACGTGCGCCCTGGCGATACTTGCTGCAAGCTGCTTGTACTTCGTATCGAATATGTTCTGAAGGTCAATACCAAATCGAAGTGCAGCTTGCTCCTTATCATCTCTTAGCGTCATTATTCGCTCCTTGCATCCCTTATACTCTCCACCATTCTTCATGCCGAAAGAATCAAGTGTTCTTATCGGTATGCGGTTGTCATCGCTGGCTGCAAAAGGTAGCGTCCACGTGTCCTGCTCATAGTCCAAAGTTGTGTTGCTGATTGCGAGGTCTGCATCATAGTCCCCGGCTGTCTCTTCGTCTTCCTTCCACTTGTAGCGGTTGTGCTGCATGAAGTCAGAAACGGTATACTCGCTTTTTCGTGGCGAGCCTTGGCGATCATACGGAATGAGTTTTCCGCTCCAGTCGTAGGCGTTCGCCTTGTTGCTCCAGACGCTGGAAAACATAACGAACTGTACTTGCGTGCTATTTGTCAGCTGTCTAGGGAATGAGCCAGTTATCAAAGCCAAAAACTTAATGAAGTTTGTTACCTCGATTTCAGGCAGGTTTATGCCGATAGGGAAACTTCCACCAATCGGAACGCTGTCCCCACTCTTGACGCTCGCAGTGATTTTGCCGCCATAAACGGAAGGCATGTTGACTGTGTTTATTCCGTGCATGATAGTCTCAAACGTCAGTACATCGTCCTTCTTTAGCGATATAGTGTTTGTCCCTGCCGAAAGCAAATAAAGATAGCCATCGATAGCATATCTGCGTAGTACGACCGGGTACTTAACCTGTCCATCCTCGTACTTCAAATCTCCGAACTCGTATTCCTGCGTGGATGCCTCACCTCCGGTGGTACTTGGTGTTGTTACGGTCATTTTCACGCCCATAGGCAACTGAATCTCCGCTGCGTCTTCAAACTGATGTCTGACGTAGTATTGCACTTGCACATCAAAGGTCAGTTCGCAATCCTTCGTTATCGTCAGTTTCTGTACATCGCTGCCAGTGCTTGGTGTGACTGACGTCAATGAGTTGTTGACGGAAAAGGAAAGTGCTCCCAGTCCGTCACGGCTCTTAACGTCTGCGGTCAGATTACCGATGATTGTCTTGTCGTCTGCCTTGTTGTTGATTATAGGCACAACGAGGTTGTTCAACATCTTCTTTGCTTCATCATCCTGCCAAACGAAAGATACGCCCGACTTCCTCGCTATCCTTGACAATAGCCAGTTTACGGTCACACATGGCTGCAAGAATTTTGGGGACGTTTTATATTCATCCACCGCCACATCATCGCCTACGAAATCCTCCTTATTATCGCCATCTATCATTTCGTGCATAGGTGTCAGCCCAGTAACTGATAGCGACAGAGTGCTGTAATATTCGGCAGGTGCATTCACTACGAGGTATGCAGCCTTTGCCTCTCCTCTGATGGTATATTCGCCCAGCGTCTCATCTTCTCCGCTCACGGATAGAACTCGCATGTACTTATCCAGTACCGCATAGCTTCTATAATCGCCCTTTCCTTGCGCTTGCACATTTGCCGTTGATGATGGCAAGAATGGGATGAGAGCACAAATCGTGTCCGGTGCGTTCTCTATATTTCCACTGATGTACTTTCCTACCTCTGTACCTGTTCTGATGCGTCCACGGCTAGGCGAGTATTGTGTCGTGGTATATTTATTCCTCTGCACCAAATTAATGCCAAAGTTATCTTTGCTCTCAATTCGGTATGGATTGTAATAAGCAAAGAATATCCCATTGCTCACGGCTTCCTCCCTGGTGTTTGGAGTGTTGTACTTTTCAAAAAGCACTCTGTCTGTCACTCCCAGTTCGTTCAGTTTCATTCCGCTCTCTAGTAGCTTCGTGAACGCTGGCATTATACCCCAATAGATTGAGACCTCGATATTTTCCTCGATGCTCAGAACGTTCAAACGTCCGTCCTTGATAATTTGCACACCTCCACGGAAATAACTGCACTTATGGAAAATATAGGGGTATCTGCTGCCGCTCTTCGGTCTGTCCGCTTGCTGCAATACTGAAAGATTGTGCACCGTCCGTGGCAACTGGATGGTGTACGTGTAGTTCGAGGTCATTTTCGTGACGTCACGAAAAAGGTTGCTCTTGATGTCGAGCACCACATCGGTGTTCTCCGGCAAGTCCATCAAAACACCGTCAATGTAAAGTTGCTGGTCTATCATAGTCTCTGAACGTTAATGTTGTTAATAATCATTTCGCACACGAAATCCTGCAAGCAAGCTGTGCTCTTCGTGTAGCTTCCTGCCTTGATTGTTACGCTCATCCACATGTCTTCCTCTTGCTTCCAGTCTCCCCCTAGGTACATGTCAACGACTGGGCTGCTGGCTAGGTCTTGTAGCATATCGAACGTATCACTGTCAACCAACGGAGCACAAAGTTTGATTGAATCCGTACGCTCGTATCCCTGCCTTCTTCCATTATCGCCATAGTAGCCGTATAGATAATCGGCTAAATTGTTGCGTATGAAACTCAGGTCGCTGGCTATCTCCCTCGTTTCCTCCCCAGCCGCAAAGAGCCAATAGCGGATGAATCCGTGCCGGTCAATCCAACGCAGATAGATACCACTCTCAGCATCGTCTCTGTCGATGCGTAACAATAGTGACTGCTTACCTCCGGTGGTTAATCTGAAAGTAAGGTCGAAAGTATTGTCAAACGTTCCCTGCTGAATCTCTCCATCATAATCGTATATGTTCCAGTATTTTGCGCCACTAGGCAATATGTCTGCGTTGAAGTCCATCATACCGTAAGTCGGAATCTCCAGTAGCTTATTGGGTGCTCCCTCGTAACCGATTAGTAGTTTAGTGTTCAACTTGCTTAAGTATATGCCAAAGGAGAACGGATAATGAGTAAACCATGTAAGCCGTTTGTAGCCGTTCCACATCTCACCATACTTTGGTGCGCCCCAAACCATGTTCGTGGTGAAGTCGATGCTCGCAAGCTGTTCGTCTCTGTCATCGTATACGTTGACCTCGATGCCCACTAGAAGGTTTAGAACGCTGGAATCATAGTTTATTGTCCAATCATAGGCTGCATTGATACGTCCGTCAAAAAGAGCTTGCACGTATGTCTTGAAGTCTGTTATGCACTCACTGTTGAACGCCTCCACATTGTAGGCTCGTTCCTTGTTGCCACATCTGATTATTACCTCAATCCACGAAAGGTTACTTCCACTTGCTTTGATAATGCAAGGCAAAAATGCAAAGTATACTTCATCGGGGTAGAAAAAAGAATATCCGTTGTTCACTGTCTGTCTCATACCGTCTCATTGTTTAGTTTGATACTTCCCACCGAAAGATGGATTAATGAAATAAGTCGCTGCCCCAGCCGTTTCATCGTGTCGGGCACAACGTTGCTGTATACGTCAGCCCTGCCGCCCGTCCGGTGCAGTTTAGAACCCTTGTTGGCGATGGTGTGGGCGATGGCTCCTGCCATGCTCATGTCGCCACGCTCTTGTGGTGTATACTTGTGTGCCCGGTCGGTCTTGTAGGGTATAGGTCTGCCGTGCAGTCCCTTGTCCTTCATCCATTGCCGGATGATGCCACGGAAGCCGTATGGTATCTTTCCTGCCCTTCGTCCGGTTTCGAGAACCCCAAATGGCTTGTGTCCCCAGAGGATGGTTTCTTCCTCGCTGGGCTGTTCCACCTTTAGGCTCGCTATGGTGCGCCCCGATGCGTTCTGTCCGTTGATACGAATGTGGTTGATGATAAGTTGCCGTGCTCTCTCCACTTCCTCACGCATGATAAGCGATGCCGCCTTGGGGTCGAATTGAATGCCTCCCTTGCTCATACCTCACACCCTCCTATGCTCTGTGTCAGCTGAAGGGAGTACATTACGCCCGACACGATCGTACTCAAACGCTCGATGATGGTCTCGTAGTACTGCTGCCCTTCCAATGTTTCGAACTGGTGCGACTGATTGATGGCTCGTATCATCCTTGCCCCTGCCACCTTCATTCGGTCGATGCACTCTCCGTTGTCTTCTCCTTCCGCTGCTCTCGGTACGGTGTCGAGATAAGCCAGGGCAACGTTCACGGTGTCGTATACCCTGCCGTTGCGTATCTCTGTCGTGCCGCTGGCTGGGATGATGCAGACGATTGCCGGATAGTTCAGTTTCTCCAGCTTGGTGTCTGCTGTGTCCCAGTCCTCAAATAGGTAGGTGTAGTCTGGTAGCGTGTCTGCTGCCAACTGCTTTAATGTTTCTCGAATTGTTGCCATAATTATCTAGATTTACGTTTCATTTCCTCTGCCTGCAACTTCTGCAGGTTCCGCTCGTACACGCTTCTCTTGTTGTCCATTTCCATGCACTTGTAGATGCGAAGCCATGGTGTTTTCAGAACTTGGTCGTGGTCGCTGATGCCCATCCTTACCGCATACCAGTCCAGCATGCCGAACAGTCCGAACCGCAGGGTATCGATGCCTGCCTCCTTCTCCAGTCTCGTTGGCTTCGCTGTGTCGGTGCTCTCGAATAGCTTGTTGATGCGCTCGACCTCTGCTGTTACCCAACCGATGAGCATAACAACATCAACCGCCCTAGCCTGCTCCACTTCCTTGTGGCTCAGACCGAGGACGGTTGTCACTATCTGATACAGACTTTCCTCGCTGTCTGATAGCTGGGAAAGGTCTATTAGCTGCCCGATGGATAGCTGGTTGAGATTGTCGGGCACTTGTTTCCCTCCGACAAACGCTGGTCGTGGCTGCTTGCCGATTTTATAGCTGGTGTGCCTAGCCACTGCCAGCCAGTACTTGAATGTAGTGTTATTATCCATACGCTTTATATTTTTTGTCGTTATCTTTGCCTTAATACGTGCGCCCTAGCCGTTCCGTGGCTCGCTACGGATAACTTCTTAAGGGCTACGTATCGTATTGCGTCTATGCCGTGGTTGAATGCGTCTATCGGCTGGTTCGTTGTCTCTCCATCCCTTGACTTCTTCCACTTGTATTGCTGCATGTTCCCGATGATGCCGTGGCTGCGTCTTGTTATGTTGATGCGGAAACGCTTCAAGATGTCGATACCGTTGTTGATGCTGTCCGCTCCCTTGGTGCTGCCGATTATCCACAGCCCTCGGTTGTGTATCTCCTGAATGCTCTTAGGCTCTGCCGAATCCGCAATGATAAGGTCACGTTTCGTCCGTCCTTGTTCCTTGCATCGGTCTGCGATGTCATCGTTCGTCATTCCAGGCTGGTAGATTTCTTCGTCCACCCATAACTCTCCGTGCGCCAATATAACGTGCTCCAGCGCAGTTGGGTCGTTGGTGAATCCGAAGTCCATACCCCTGCATTCCATCTTCCACTCCTCCCTTGGTGGCAGCTTGTCAACGATGCCCCAGTTGGTGAAGATAAGCCCGGTAATCTTTCCGGTCAATCCTCTAGCGTACACTCGCCACAATTCGGGGTCGTCAATCTCTTCAATCTTTTTGTGCTCGCTCTCTGTAAGGAATCGGTTGTTTCGGTGGTCGCTCAAAATCAATCTGCAATCATCCCTGCCGATGATGTTGTTGTGCACCCAAAACCTTGCACTTGGGTTGTAGTCGATGAACACCTGCTTTCGGGTTCGGATGGCAAGCTGCCAAAACACTTCGTAGGGTACACCGTTCGCCTCGTTCACGAACAGATAGTCTCGCTTTCCGTTCTTCGCATCCTGCGCATCTTGATAACTCTTGAACTCGATGATTGAGCCGTTCTTTCCTCGGTAGCTGCTGTCGCTTTTGTTGTTCTTGAACCAGCCCAGCAACTCTGCCCTTGTGTGCAGGATAGTGTCGAGGTCTCGCATGGCTCCCACCTTTAGGTTCGGGAGGTCTTGACCACACACCGTGATAATTGCCATGGGGTGCTCAAAAGAAAGCACTATAAGACGCTGCATGATGGTGTATGTCTTCCCCGAGGACGTGCCGCCCTGGTTCACAAGGAATCTCGGCTTCACGTCCGCATTCGGGTCATACAGTTCACCAATAACGTCAAATAGTGCCATACTTTCAAACAATAAAACTTAAAACAAAATTATGGTTAAATTATTCTTTATCCAATCCTTCACGCTCGATTACTTCCTGCTCGCTGGATGCGCACTGGTGTCCCGAGTTGATGTATCGAACCTCGATGCCGCCTTGGAATCCTGCGTTCAGGTCGAGCATAACCTTATCCAGTCCGAGCAGCTTGCAAATCTGCGTCTCTGCCTTGATGATGATGTCTAGGTAGCGTGGTTCTCCGAATCCTCGCTTCTCGGCATCGTACATTATCGCCTTGACGGTCTCGATTGAAATCTGCTTTCCTCGCTCATCTAGGAGTGGCAGTCCATGCTGGGTTGATTTCTGCAAGTGGTAGTCTTCCTTGGACTTCTCCCACGCTTCCCACGCTTCACGTATCACCAGCTTCAACCTTGCCACCTCGCTGGTTATCTTTTCGTCTGTGTCGGTCAGCCGCTCTTCCCTCCACTCCTTCAATAACCGCTGAATGTCGCAGTGCGCTTGATTGTATTTCGGTCTGTCAAGCCGCTTGCGAACCTCTGCCGTGATTTCTCGCTCCGTCCACCCTCTGCGGTATAGGGGTGCGATAATCTGCAGGCGGTTCTCGATGTCGATTTTCTGCGCTCGATGTTTGTTGTTATTACCTTGTGGCATATTTTGATTCCTTGAAATTTATTTGATTTTTTATAAAAATTCTACTTGAAAAACTTGCATATTTCAAATAAATTTCGTATCTTTGCAAACGTAATAAGGGAAGTGTCCTTACTTACTGAAACCCTCCGAGGATGAGGGAAAAGTAAAATGAAATCCCAAAGTCTTATGAACGTACTGAAAATTTCATTAAAGATTTGGAAAATAGAAATCTTATCATTTACGATTAGATTATTCTAACTCCAAGGGGTGGTGCTCGAACCACCACCCCACTTTGGGATTTCGTTTGCAAATTTACGAATTAATTTTCATATAACCAAATTTTTAACATTATGAGTACTACGAATGAAACTACCTCCAAATCTTGGGGAGGTGCTCGCAAGGGTGCAGGGCGAACGAAGAAATACGCTGCAACATTCTATTTCGGTGCTACCGAGGACGTGGCTAACATCTTGGCAGGGGTCGATAAGAAAGACCGCAGCGGCTTCATCAACCAGTGTATTCTCAAAGCGATGGGCAGGGGTTAATCTCCTGCCTTTTTCGTTTCCGCTCCCTTGGCGGTTATTTTCTGCGAATTTTGCGTGTGTGCCGCTCTCTCCGCAAACTGGTGTAGTTTATCAACCTTGAAGAGAAAAGCCGGCACATCGCAACTATTCGACCTGCTTCTTAAACTCGTCTATCTTGACCGCTTTCTCGCCAGTCAGCTTTTCCCATCGTGCAATGATAACATCGCAATAATGCGGGTCGAGCTCCATCAAGAACGCATTGCGGTTTAACTGCTCGGCTGCGATAAGCGTTGTACCACTACCACCGAACCCGTCATATACATTCCAACCTTCCTTTGTGCTATTGCCCATCAAATAAGCAAAAAGCGGCACTGGCTTCATGGTCGGGTGTTCCCTTGATACTTTAGGTCGAGCCATATCAATAACCGTTGTCTGCGCTCTGTCGTTGAACCAATTGTGCGCACCTCCATTTTTCCATCCATAAAGACACGGCTCATGCTTCCACTGGTAGTCCTGCCGCCCGAGACAAAGCGAATCCTTGTTCCATATCAATGTCTCACGTAGCTCCAAATCTTTCGTGCTCATCAAAGCCTCTCTGAACCACATCGAATAATTGTCGCTGTGGAAAATATAGAAAGCAGCACCCTTCTCCATGGTTTCTTCTGCTGCCAAAAATGCAGCCGATAGGAAATCCCGGAACTTGTCATTATCCATTTTGTCGTTCTTGACCGTCAGCCCATCCGTTCTATGCTTTCTCTTGCTCATCATAGCAGAACCTTCGTAGCCATATCCAACATTGTATGGAGGGTCTGTAAGATACAGATTAACCACTTGCCCTCCCATAAGGAACTTGACCTGCTCTGCATCCGTGGAGTCACCGCACATAAGGCGATGTTTCCCGAGTTGCCACAGTTCGCATTCCTTGCACCGCTGTGGGATTTTCTCTGTGTCCTCATCGAACTCATCGTCCTTTGCCTCCTTCTGATCCTCGTCTGCCTGCTCTCCATTCTTCAATGAATCAGGACTCATCCACCCTTGCAGCTGCCAGTCTTGAATACCCCAGTCCTTCAAGATGTCGGTATTCCACTGGTTCGCCAGTGCATCGGTGTCCCAGTCTCCGAAGCCTGCATTGTCCTTGATAATGAATTCTTTCTTCTGCGATTCCGTGAGGTCTGATGCCTTGACGATGGACGCTGTCGGCTGCTCCTTCCACTGGCTCCAGTAGCTGGCGATTGCCAGCTTCTCTGCATCAGTCAGTCGCTGGTCTGTGTCGAGAACGTCCATGATGGCTTCCGGTGTCATGCTCACGATGTGGCATAATGCCCTCGTTCTCATATTGCCACCCAGTGCCTTGTAGGTCTCGTCTACGACTATAGGGCGAAGCTGGAGCATCTTAGGAAATACAAGAATGCTCTTTACCAGCTTTTGGAAATTCGCCTCAGTTATGGTTCTAGGGTTCGCCTCATTCTCGCTGACCCTCGATAGTGCGATTTCTTCTGTTTTCATTTTCTTCTTGTTTTAAGTCCAAAAATCATGCTTATCTGATAAACACTGGCGCAAAGATACGACTTTTTTGCTTTAGTTGTTTGTTCTTTGCACACTTTTAACTTTTTCCAACACTTCGTTTTTATCTTATCCATCAAAGGCTCTGATGGTCTTTTGCAGGGTTGTCTGCGGTTTCTTCGGCTTCACTCTGACCTTGTATCCTGCGCATACCCATGCGAGAAGAAGTGCGTCTCTCTGGTCTTGGTTCATTCTCGGCATCTTTTCTCCTGCGCTTACAAAATAAGCAAGTTCGTCTTGCGTGATTTTTCCGTCTTTACCCTTCCAGCACTTCTTTAGTGGCTTGACGATTTCGCAGGGGATATTGTAATGTTTACAGCACTCAACAATCAAGATTCCGGTCTGATGGTTCATTCCGGTAGAGCGTCCGATTGCTGCTGCCTTGACTGCTGTCATGAACCGATTAAGCACATGCCAGTTGCTTTTGTTGAGCCAGCCGCCTTCAATAACGACCTTAATCTTCTTGCAACTCTCGTTCATAGCCTTGAGGTAATCTATCAAAGCCGGGAAGTTCATTTTATAGGCGAGAAACTTCTTGTCATCAAAGACTGCTCCAACTCCGCTTTCCTGATTGTCGGGGTCGATTCCAATTATAACTGTTCCTTTTTCCATTTTTTTCTTTAAAGTAATTATTTTGTTTAAATTTCACGCATAAGCGTTTATTTTGTTTTGCTGGTGTAGTTTATTACTCAACACCCTTTACGTGCGCATATACGTGCGCACATGCGTTATTATCCCTATCTTTCCCCTACCCCTTTCTTTCCCTTCTTTTTGGTTGCGATAGAGAAAGCTGGCAGGGATTCCGGAAGTTGTGCCTGCGCTTGCAAAATAAATGAATAACAATAAATGAATATGTTGCAGGGTTCTTCCTTCTTCCACCGCCAGCCGAATGAATAAAAGCATAATTTCTAACGATTTCTTTTTCTTACTTCTTCATGTACCACCTCGCTTTCTTTGTTTGTTGTCAGACTTCGGGAGATGCGTTTCCGGCTCTCATATCTTAATTTCAAGATGTTATAAGTTTATTTGTTTTGATAGGGAGCCATCCCCTTCTGTCCTCGCTGGTTAAAAACTCTATTATTGAACTCACGACCGATTATTCTTTTTGTTTTCGAGCAGCCATGCCAGATGCGCTGCCTGCTGCGGATTCTTGAACATGGAAAGAGCCTTCTCTACGTCCGGCTTCTTCCTCTCACCACGCATCGCTCTGTCGGCTACCCGGTTCTTAGTACCGTAGTTTCTATAGTGCTTACTCCAGTACTCCTTTTGATACGCCCGGTATTTCTCACGGTTTCTCTTTCGCCACTCTTTCGTGGCTCTGAGGATCTGTTCCCGGTGTTCCTGGTAGTACGTTCTGTTCTTCTCCCTTGTTGCGAAGTCGCTCATTGCATTCAAGTATTACCTGATGTTCTACATATTGCTTGCGTGCCGGGCAATATAGCCCATTTAAGCAGTTTCGCCCGGCATCGCAAGCCTTGCATAATTCACTCGCCATGCGTCCTAGGATGGCAGGTTATCGATGTTGTGGTCAGTGAATATGATGTTCTCATTTCCCTCGTATGGGATACAGCAGGCGAATTCCGCTGGCTTTCCGCTGCGTAAAGACAAGACTTTATATCTGTAATTCGCTCCCTCTCCACGGTCACGAACAAACAACGCTGGAAGCCATTCGTATTCTTTCCCATCCCTTACAAGAACTTTGTCAAAGGTCTTGAAGGCTGGCTGCTTCCTCGCTTCCTTCTCTTTCTTCCAGATGGCATAATGCTTGTTGAACAGTTCGACTTCGTTCTCTGTCGCTTCTCGAAGTTCCGTGTTAACGCTGATACGCAGGTCGAAGGCTTGGTCGGTCACGAACTTCTCGTTCTCGATTTCGTACTGGTTTCCGAATGTCAGCGTATCTTCGCTTTCGTTCTTGTCGATAAGTTCTCCTATGATTGCCAGCTCTCCGTCCTCGTCTCTCTCATGGAAAACGTAAAGTTTGCCAATTTCAAACGCTGGCTTCAAGCTCACAATCTGTTTCTTCTCACTATCCCAGCGTTTGCCTTCCTTTGCGAGAGCATCAAAGAGTTGCTGCTTTTCCGAGTCCGTAGCAAGGCGAAGTTCAATATCTCCAACATCTTCTCTGAATGGTTCTTCTAGAAGGAGCTCATCATTCTGGCAAAGAACTGCATGGAATCCTATATATGCCTCTTGTCTCGATTGGAATATAGCAATATGTGTACATTTTCGTACCACAAGGGCTACTATATCCCCATCCTTGAACTCAGGATGAGGTTTCTCAATCTCCAGGGTTTCCCGGTTCAGCTTTCCACCAAAATGCTTCTCTAAAGTGTTGATGTAAGTCTGGGTTTCATCATCGCTAGCTTTCCTAAACGTAAAAGTTATCATTTCAGATACTTCTTTGCTATAATCTTCGAAACATTCTTTCCACAGATAATGCTTGCCTTTAAATCTTGTGTAGCGATTATCTTTAAACCCTTCAAAGATAACATGTATGTTGGCATCTCTATGAACAAGCACATCTCCCTTCTTGAATAACTTGCTCCAGTCTCTCATTTCCTTTGATGGGAAGAGCAGAATTTCTCCTTCTTTATAGATTTTTCCGTTCTTGTCGAAGAAGTGTTCTCTTCCAGCTTCGTCCTCAGTCCAGATTGCTTTCGCAATGTCCTTGTCGTTTGCCATTCCACTGTGCCACACCTTCCCACATATTGGCGTGTACAACTCTGTACCGTACTCTTCATTTTTGAGTATTTCGTAAATATCAATATCTTTCTGTTCCATTGTCTGAATGTTTTTTTATTGTTTATAACTTAACGTCTCCGAGTTTAAAATAAAGTTCCAGCAGTTCCTTGGTATTGAGCCAGAAATCGGTGTTGCCGATGTATACGTGATGTCGGTGTTCGTCCGTGATGATTTCTATCTTTTTCATATTTTTCGTTATTTAAAAAGTTCCTGCTGTGGATGAATGATGTCTGCTCGCTTCTTCTTAGCCGCCCAGAGAAGGAGGTTGGTGTTCTTGGTTCCAGCATTCTTCTCGAGGTCTCTGATGATGCAGGTCAGGGCATCGTGCTCCGCTTCCTTCTCATTACCGTAGAAGATGCTGAGAGTGTCGTATCTGCTCGGGTAGGCTACCGGGCTGTCGTACCAATGCTTTCCCTTCTGAATGCTGTAGCCCCATATCCAGCCGAACTGTGTATTGGCGGTCATTACCTTCCATCCCCAGTTGTCTGCACCCTCTGCGGCATACTCGATTACGTGCGGATTGATGCAAACATCGTAGATGTTGTACTTGAAGCCTTCGTGCTCTGCAACCGGCTTCTTGATGTCGTAGCTGTTATCGGTCAGCCATTTGCACCAATCGTTCGAAGTCTTGAATACGAGCCCTGCGGCTCTGCATTCGTGGAAAAACAACTCATTCATGGTCTTTAATCTCTTTAAAGTGAATATCGCTACATCTTGCACAAGGGCAAAATTCTGTCAACCCTTTAGTATCAAGAGCACATATATCGCAAGTATTCTGCTGTTCAGGTACATCATCATCCAACACTACTTTCAATAATCTACCGTTAACGTTCAGCAATGTACCTGCCTCGAAATCCTTGGCTATTTCATACGGTTCATTAATTACAATTGCTTCTTCTGCCATAATTCTTTCGTTTTAAGTGTTTAAAATCTGTTTGCTTATAATTTACCGCCCGATGCGTGAAAACGCCACAGAGCGGCTATTTTTGCCCTCATCCGTTATTTTTCGGGCTTCCAGTCGATGCCCAACCGCTGCAGAACTCCACGTTCGTAGTATCTTGTCAGCGAATCCTTTGCTGGCTTGTTGTTCGGGTTCTTCTTCAAGTCCTCGAGATTCTGCTGGATTACCCATCTAAACTTGTTGTCTTGATTCTGCTGGCTCGCTGGCTGCTGGTGCTTGGCTTGCTCGTAGAGTTCACCGATGCTCGGTCTTGCCGTTGCCGCAGGATCCTGCGCCTTGACTGCTGCCGATTGCGGCTGCTGGCTTGCGGCTGGCTCGTTGTTGAAGTTGCCTTCCAGCACCTTTGCGAAGTTCTGCTCATTACCGAATATCCAGTCGAACTTTCCGAGCCAGCCATGCTTATTATTGCCGTTCATGAAGTCAGATGCCATCGCAATGTCAATTACCCGGTACAGAGTTTTCACGTCTCCCTTGCATTGACGAACCCTTGCCTTGACCATCACCTTGCGGTTCTCGGTCATGAGCGTAATAGGCGGCATCGCACTCTTCGTCTCATCATGCTTGCGGTTCCAGTATTCCTTGACGGCAGCATAGTCTATATTTTGAGATTTTGAAACCTTGCCGCCACCGGGTGCTTCGGTCTTGACCGATGCACTCTGAATACCTTCTTTAGAAGGTTCTAATATATTTGTTTCTTTAGAAACATCATTATCATACTCATTATCATTATCATTATCATAAGGTGCACGTTCGTGTACGTTCGTGTTATTTTCGCACGTTCGTGCACGTTCGTGTACGTTCGTGTTCCCTGCTTTTTCTCTTGCCTCTCGCTTTTTTCTTTCTCTTTCAAGTGCAATCTGTCTGTTTTTCTCACACTTGGCTTGATACTTGTCTTGATTGCGCTCGATATTGTCTTTGATAAAAGCAAAAGCCATACGCACGACTGGTTCGAGATTTATAGTCTTCCCATCCCTTGCGTAGAGAAATATCGCTCTCGTAAGTTGCCCGAGTTGTTCATCGGTCAGCCCCTCGATAAGAGCGTAGTATGATGTGTATAAGATGAATGAATCGTTCATGATGTTTTATTCTGATAATGATAGTTTCTTTTCCAGCTTCCGTTTGAGCACGGTAGCCATACGGATTTTGTTCCGCTGGCTTGTGTCGGTCGGTGCTGTCACTTCCCCACCTAGGGAAATATAATTTCCTAACTGGAGAATTATATTCCTTAGGTCGGTTTTTGATATAGGAACGCTAGCCATAAGCCCTGCCTTTACTTAATGAGCAATCTTCTTGCGCCTTGCACCTGCTTGATGTACTTGGCACACTCTTTAGGATGGTCTGCCTGATAAGCCTTGGCATCGAACTTCTCGCTTGCCTTCGGTGCTTTCCACGTTGCCAGCATCTTTCCGTTTCCGTCCACGATGCTCTCTGCGTCCCCGAAGAACAGCTTCAAGTTGTCCTCAATCTCATCCTGCTCGGTCTCCAGTTTCTTGTTCTGAACCTTGAGTTCCTTGAGCCTAGCAATCTGTTCGAGTATCTCCTTCGTTGCAGTCACTTCCTTGCCAGCTACATGTAGAGGAGACTTTAGGAGAACGTCTTGTGCGCTGTAGGCTGGCGGCTCTTGGTTGCCCACGATGTAGTCAAGCCAGAACTTGGTTATCTCGTCACGCATCCATCCGAAGAATTCGGGGTCGAAATCGATGTCACGGTAGCCGAACTCCCTGCCTGCTGTCAGCCAGGCAAGTGCTCCGTCCTTGTATTCGCCCACTCCGAGGTTCATCTGTAGCTGGCAGAACCAATGTTTCGGAAGGTCGTCTGCATCTATCTGCATCTGCGTAGTCTTGCACTCGAGGATGCTCTTGCTCGCTTCGTTGTGCGTTGCCCCAGTTCTCCAGAAGGTGCGGTCAGGACTTACTCTCAGATACGGAGTATCGGTGTTCGTGATGGTGTAGTCGTCAGTCGATGCCTTGATGATGTGGCAGTGGCTCTCCCGCTTAAAGAACTGCGCCACGGCATCCTCCAGCAGATGTCCTGCAACCATCGCAAAGTTCTCAACCTTTGGTGGGTCTATACCCTTCTTGCGTCTCCACAACTGGTATGGGGTCTCCCATGGGTTCAGTCCCAGTACTGTGCCTGCCTCTGATGCTCCTATTCCCTTTGAGCGGTTCTGCAACCACTCCTCTCTGCTTTTGTACTTGATTATCTGTTTCATATCTGAATGTTTTTATTTATACATTGAGAATTTTCTTGCTGCTGCAAGAATAAGCGAGCGAATGAATTCATCCCTTTGCATTGCTTGAGCAATTCCGCTTGAGAGGAGATTGGTTCCACCGGAGTAAGCAACATGGAAATTGTAACATTGGTTTCCGTCTTCATCTGCATCTCCAGTTGTCTCAGCTGCAATCTGAAGATAGTTTCTTTCTTCCTCGTCTTCCTCAGCCCATGCTTTGTATGCCTTTGAGGTTCTATCAAAGTACTTGTCGATGGTGCTCTTGTGTTTCTGTTTGTTTTCTTTTTCTGCCATAATTTTAACTGAATGTTTAAAAGTTGCCGCAGGCTCCTATAATCTAGTCAGGTTCCCACCCTGAAGGTTGCCCTGCGGCTAATTGGGAAACGCTATAACATTATAAACTAAAACTATTTCTTTGCGGCTGTGCCAGTCTTGCCTTGGCTGCGGTTCATTGCCTTCTGCGCCTTATTCTTGGCATCATCGGCTGCTGCCTGCGCCTGCTGTGCGATGGCATCCTGCTGCTTTGGCTTCTTGAAGGTCTCCTCTACTGTGGTCGTACCTTCTTTGATGGCGTTGTACACACCACCCAGCTTCTGAATGTCCTCTGCCGTGACTTCCTCGGCTGACTTCTTCCCGATGTAGTCAAGCAGCATAAGGTCTGTTACCTGGTACACTTGGAAGCAGGCTACGCAGCTCTTCCACTGGCTCTGTACGCCAGTCTGCTTGATGTGCTCCAGTGCCTTCGCCTGCACTTCCTTCACCACGCTTGCAATCAATACTTGCGGCACGACCTTGCAGATTGCGTTACGCTGGGCGATCGCCACGGCTGCATTGCCAACTACCACCTGCATATCCTGCGAGAATGTGTAACCTTTCGATGTCAGAATGCTGCGCTTCACTTCGATAGAGTAGGCAACGTTGCTCTCTAGGTCATGGCATACGCCTTGTGCCGTGATGGTCTTGCCATCGTTTGCGATGATGCGACCAGCGATGCGCAGGTTCTGCCAGCAGGCAGAAATGATTTCCGTGAACCTAACACTAGGACCCTCGATAACAGTAGTTTTTCCGTCCTTGCTAGTGCGCTCAAGGTGGTAGAAGCAGTTGTATGCCACATCATCGTCCATCGCTGCCAGTGCTATCATGTTCTTCTTGCATTGCATGATGTCTCGAGGGAACTTGTGCGCAGTAGCAATCTGTCCGTCAATCTCCGAGCGGTTGATAGCTTCCAGCATTTCGCCACCGCTCACTTGAATAATTTCATTTTCCATAATTCGTTCTTTTTATTGTTCAACTTATTGTTCATTAACTCTAGTGGAAGGCTGGGGATTCGAACCCCAGTTGATTGCTACACCACCCTTGCCAGCTGCCGATGGATGCCCTTCCGTTGCAGGGCGCACACTGTCGTTTCCGCATATTACATGGTAAAAACAACTAATTTTAGATAACCTTTGAAAAATGAGTTTTGCGTGCGCCCTTTGCCCTGCCACCGCAGGGAGCCATATAATAATTGTTTAACATCGTAATCAAACCAGTTGAGCCATAAGGCTGTCGAGCCTGCTTTCCTCGAATGCGTCCATCGGGTCTTGGTCTGCGTATTGGCTGTTCTCTTCCAGCCAGTCGTCCATCACGTCTTGATAGTTAACGCAACCCTCGATAGCTTCCTCCAGCCGCTCGCTGTCGTTGTTGTTATTCTTGTGCGAAACGACCGCTGTGTTCCCGGTTCTGTCGCACCATACGCAGATGTTGCCTGCCTTGGTCTTGATGTCTACCCTAGCAACCGCTGGTCGCTGCGGTTCACGGTCTAACTCCAGCCAAATGGCATCGTACATTTTCTCTCTGCAATCCTCTATTATCTTCTTCATTCGTTACCTCCTCTCTTATTGAATATGTAACTTTGGAAGGTCTCACGGCACGACTTCAATACCTCGTTGTCGCCAATTTCGTCCACTGGTATGAGCGGTATGTTATCCAGTGCCACGCAAAGGTTGCCTTCAAACTCTCTGTACTGGATTCTCCGCTCTGCCTCGAAGTAGCACTTGTTGTTTAGTTCGCATTGCTTTCTGGTCTTGCGGTTCACCTTCCAGTTAGTGATAAGCCAGCAGATGTCTGTGTACTTTACGATCATCCTGCGCATATTGATTGATAACTTGCTCATAGGGCAATCCTCCAGACTTTTTTAATCTCGCTGCCCTCGAAAACCTTGCGGTTGTCGATTCTGCGGAACTTGACCTTAATCTTACCAGCCTGCAACCATCTGCGCAGGGTGTTGCGATGGATGCCAAGCACCTTGCAGGTCTCTGTCATGGTGTATCTGCCTGCATCCGCTACCTTTGGTTCTACGTTCGTCATAACTAAGCCCTCCAAAAGATTAAAGTTACTAATACGATGGCAACTGCCAGGCTTATTACTTCGTCACTTGTGATAATCTCGATAAACTTCTTCATACGCTCTGAATGTTTAAATTGGTTCTACTTGATTATTTACGCACGGCTGCACGTCTCTTCTTTGGTGTTATCAATCCAGCCTTAATGAGGATAACACGCACGTTCTGCTGGGTGCAACCAACACGCTGTGAAACTGCGAGCATTATTCTGCTGTCTGAGGTCTCGGCAGGTGCCTTTGCTCGGAAATCTGCAAACATCGCTATGATGTTCTTCTTTCTTTCGTCCTGCTGCTTCTGCAACGGTGTTCGAAAATCATAATTAAAATTTTCTCCCATTTTATTTGTATTTTAAATTATTTTCTTTATCTTTGCAAATGAGTTTTTAAACTCGCTTTGTAATTCGGTTGCAAAAATACAAAAAGAAAATTGAAAAACAATTGTTTTGTGGTTGTTTTTAGTAAGTTTTTAATTAATTTTAAATTGATTTACAATTATGAGTGGAGAAGAATTAAAGCAGTATATAAAGCGTTCGGGCTTGACAATGAGCGATGTAGCTAGAGAACTGGGGACTACACCACAGAATGTGCAGGCTCGTCTTGGTCGCAAAACTATAAAAATTGATTTTATCCAAAAGATAAAGGAAATCATCGACAAGTGTGCCCCTCCCCTCCCTGCCGAGATGGAAGAGGCTGTTTTCGGTTCAAACGTCAATGGTTCGAACAGCTCCAATGTCTCCCAGTCAATAGGTAGTGATGCTGCCTTGGCTGCTGAGAATAAACTGCTGCGAGAACAGAATGAGTTCCTTCAAAGTCAAGTAAAAACGCTGCTTGCCATTGTGGGACAGAAATAATTTTGTAACTTTGCAAAATGAAAAAGTATGGTTAGTAAGTTAATTAAAGAGCACGACCGCAGGACGCTGCTTGCAACGTATCTGTACGGTGTCTCCAATCTGTTTATAAGCGGAACGGGCATTGGTGGGTTCTCACCATTGATTACTGGCGATGAGATAGGATTGTATAATATCCTTTTTATTGCCTTCGGTGTCATAGCGTCATTCGCCTTCGCTTATTTCGCTAATAATGTAATGAAGTATAATAATTCAAATGTTTAGATTATGGAACTAGCAACTTTATTTATGTTCATAGGTGCGGTTATCGGCACAGGTCTCGTGATTTGGTCTAAGACGAAATCGGGCGAGAAGTGGTTGCGTGAACTTTAGTTCTCGCTCAAGGTACAATATCAACTAAAATTCTAAGTAACGATGAAAGATGAGGATTTCATAGAGCGGAAGGAGAAGGTTCTTCTTGCCGCCCTCGGGAAAAGCTGGCTGTGGAAAGCCAGCAGGTTGATAATAGGCATTATCCCTCCAGTGGGTGCGCTTGTAATGCTGGTTCACTGCACTCTGCTCTCGTTCGGCATTCGGGCAAAACTCACAGAGTGGATATTCGACTGCTCACTGTTCGGGTTCATTGCCTGGATCATCGTCAGCCTTGCCTATGGCTTCTGCTGGGTGCATCGAGCGTTCGCTGCATACGGAGTGCTGATTTCATTCTGCATCGACTTCCAGCGTTCTTTCGGGTTCGGTGTTTTTCGCCAGCCGCTGCAGCTGCTGATGGTCGCCCTAGGGCTGCTGCTCTTCTTCGTCTTCATCAAGAAAAAGGCTTGGAATGAGTTCTATGAAAGAAATATTAATCATTTAAACGAAAAGTAATATGAAAAAGATAATAATGTTATTCGTGCTTGCGCTTGCGTGCGTGGGTGTGCGTTCGCAAACTCTTTTATCTAGGAGTTATGACGTTTCTCCAGTTATTAGCTACACCGTTTTTGAGCCGCAAAAAGACACGGTGTATTACTGGCAGATAAACAATGTTAATTCAGCTAAGATGATTGAATCTTTCTATCTTAGGTTTCGTGGAAGAAACGAACTGCAAAGAACGCTCAAATTTCTTGTCTCACTTGAAGGTGAAGAAAAGGGTAGGACTTACAGGCTTGACGACACGATTGACGGAAACGAGGTAACAACTGGAAAGGTAGAAGGTTTCCTCTTTATCCCATCCGCAGAAGGTGTTACCATCGAAAACAAAAAAGGGTTTCTTCCATCCTCATCATTCTATACCTACAAAAGTCTAGCTGATGTTGCCAAAGGTGGCTTTGATGAAATTAAAAGAAAGAAACAACCTCGGCAATTCGTGTTTGAATGAAGTATCTTAGTGTTCTTCTCGCCTACGAGAAATACCTGCCAGTGCTTACCCCTTCCGAGGTGGATGGGCTGCTGACTTCTCGCCCCTCGCTGGCTCAGTTGCAGGACTGGTCGCAAAGATTGAATAATCATCGGGCAAGGCTGGAAAGCGTTTTCAGTCGTGCCTATCAAAAACAGAAAGATTATGGAAGATAA